TTATTTTTGGCGATTTGCAATAAAATAATAGTATAAAACGGCTTTAAGATAAACGGATAAAATGTCGAATCCTTATTTTAAATTTAAGCAATTTACGGTATGGCATGATAAATGTGCCATGAAAGTCGGTACGGATGGAGTACTTCTGGGGGCTTGGACTCTCGTTGAGAGTGCGCACCGGATTCTGGACATTGGGACGGGAACTGGGTTGGTGGCTTTAATGTTGGCGCAACGCAGTTTGCCGGATGCAAATATTGTAGCGTTGGAAATAGACGAAGCGGCTGTCGGGCAAGCCAGGGAAAATATCATTCGTTCGCCTTGGAAGGAGCGGGTAGAAGTGGTGCAGGCTGATTTTAAGAAATACAGGTCTTCGGATAAATTCGACGTAATTGTTTCTAATCCTCCTTATTTTGTCGATTCGCTGGAATGTCCGGATCGTCAGAGAGCCGCGGCTCGTCACAATGATTCTTTGACTTATGAAGATTTGTTGGAAGGAGTAAGCGGATTATTGGCAGAAGACGGATTTTTCACAATGGTGATTCCGGCAGATGTAGCTGAACGGGTAAAAAAGATAGCTTATATGAGAAAGCTATATGCAGTCCGTCAACTGAATGTAATCACTAAGCCCGGCGGTATTCCGAAACGTGTTTTGATTACTTTTTCTTTTTCCAATCAAGAGTGTATTGTAGAAGAACTATTGACAGAACTGGCTCGTCATCAATATAGTGAGGAATATATGACGCTAACCCGGGATTATTATTTGAATATGTAAAAGGGTGACGCTATCCGGTAAAGATAGTGACGGTATATGACAGCGATACCGTCACTATCGCGAGCATATACCGTCACTCTTTCAAAGCTGGTTCAAATACGCTATTTTGAGATCTTTGTTTTGTTCTTTTCTAACTCATAATTCAAGAGAGTAATTTCTAGCTTTTGAACACTATTTTTTAGCAGTACTTTCTGAAGTTGCTCTCGAAGTGAAATTATTATTATGTCTTTTGATAGTCTTAAATTCAATAAGCTGCTGCAATAACTAAACTACTCTCTTAAATTATTTGTTTTGTATATGCTTTATTTTAAATTCTTTCAGTGACTTTTCTATCTTTTGATAAAGGTCTGTCGTTTTTGTTGAGTATGTAGATAAAGAGCCCCTAGGCTCATCTGCAAATCTGAATAATTCATCTGCATCTGCATATATTGATACTAACTCATTATAAGCATCTTTACAATTTGAAGGATAATCATTTAGTTGTGGCATTATAGCCTCAATTGAATCTTTCTTTTGTTTGAGCCTCTTATAGGTGTCTGTTGTGATTATAAACTCCTGATGCTTCGCTAAGGCTTCATTGAAATCAGTACAATATTCTCCATTGTATTCATGATCATAAATCACTTTTCTCCAAGTATCACAATAATGAAGAGCTATTGCTTCACTTAAATCAGCTTCTTTCTCAATCATGGAAGCGGTATTAGAGAGCTTTGCTATATACTCCTTTTCTGAATTACATGAAACCAAAACGATGGCTAGTATCGCACTCAAATAAAAAAACTTTTTCATCATATCGTTACTTTTGTTATACAATCAATTTATTGGAATCCTGTTTGTAATACTGTATTAGAGTATTACAAGGTTGATATTTTATATTTAAAAAAACATCTATTTTATTACTTGAAGAATATCCAATGATACGCTTATTTGATTTTTCTGGAATTCTAAAATTCAGAAAGGGACTTTGTGAATGCGAATGTAATGAAATGAAAATAACAACGAGCATCAGCAGAGTTTTCTTCATGTGTTTAAGTATTTTGTTTGTTATCGTTTTCTCTATAAACAATGTTTGTATTTCCGCTATAAAGTTAACGCAAAACATTGATAACGCCAAAATAAAAGGGGAATAAAGTTAACAAAATAGATTTTTACTCTAAATTAAATAAGAAAATGAAGATAATGCTAGGAATCTGTTCAAAGATATTTCAAAGAATTGCCCTTTTTATTTGTCCCCAAACGGGGATAATTGCACTTATCCTATATATAATAAAAAGCCAATACTAATTGTACTGGCTTTATTTTGTGAATCTTGACTTGATTTTCTTCGTCGGGGTAGCGGGAGATTCACTGAAGGTTACTCACATCTCCCCTAATACTATAATTTATGTCTATAATTGTAGATTAGTAGATAATCGTCTATTAATGTATATTCTATCTTCTATTCATTAATATTTGAATAGTTCTTTCTTTTTCTTCAATTAATTGCCTAAGGTGTTCTATCTCCTTATCCTTATCAGCAAGTACACCAGCTGTTGCATCTCCATATACAGAAGCTGCACTACCATTCCCATTCACTATTGATTGATTAACTACACCATCATTTTCAAACCAATAAGAAATTGGAACTCTAATTGCTTGAGATAATTTTTCTAAAAGACCAGCATCAATAGAATCTTTCTTGAATATTTGTGAGAGATATACATCAGTAATACCCATTTTATCTGCTATATCTTTCTTTTTCAACTTTTTTTTTCTAATAATGCTATCTGCTTCATTACCAATATGTTTCATATTCAGTATTGTTAAATATTAAACTAAGTCTAAATTTTCTCTTAAACTATTTCTTTATATCTTAAATTAATTCTATATTTGCATTATAAATCTAACAATATTTTTTAAATAAAAAGTAATAATTATGAGGAAAAATGTGGACGAGGTTCGAATCTCAGATAAAGAGGCATTGAATAAGTACATGAAATCTGTGCCTTATGGAGAATATTCAGATGTTCGCCGAAAGATTATTGAAGGCTGTAAAGTGCCAACTTATACATTTTCAAATTGGATGTCTGGCATTGCACGCATTCCAGAACTTCACAAAGATAAAATAGAAGAAATTATTGGTGCCACGATATTTGAACGTTCATCAAAAGCGGTATAAGGTGCATTACGGATAGGGTTCGAATCCCTACACCGCACGACGATTTACTAACTAATAAACTTATTATTATGGACGCAAAAAACAAGCCGTTTGTGACACTTCAGAATCAGAATGATGAAGATGTATTTTGGATTCCGAAACCGACCTTTAATAATGTATTGAATTGTGTAGCCGCTTTTGATGTAATGAGGTATCTTACATTTGTTGATGCGCTAAACAATCTATCTTATGTGGAAGTGAAAAATGTTTCATCAATAGATGAGTGCATGAGTACAGTGACTATCAAATTAATTGAGGAGAATAGCTTAACTAGGATTATTGAGGATATTCCACGACTCTTATTTCAATATGTTGAGCAAGCTATACCAACAGAGACCATTCATCAGGGGAATGGGGAATAATATGGAAGTTATTAGGTTCTCGGATAGTTGGAATGGAAAGTTAAAGTGTAAATGCTTCACAACTTTTCGTCTCGCCACTTCCAAATATCAAATCAATAGGACATATCGAATTGAATTGAAAGGGCAATATATTGGAACAGCTACAATTAAAGGTATGCGCATCATGAAACTTAATCGAGTGAATGAATTTATAAGTTTTCTTGATACGGGATATGAACCTGGGGCATTCGTCAATATGGTGAAGCGAATGTATATGAATAAAGTTCCTGATGTTCTGCAGGCTGATTTCTACTATATCCTATTAAAATGGGAAGGAGAACAAAAAATAGATTTTGATGGAAAAGAAAAAACAGAGAAAGCTTAACAATCTTCGGTATCGCCTAAGGAAAGATGGATACCAAATTAATGATGAAGTAAAGATTGTCATTCTGCCAGAAAATGGTAAACGAAGTATTAGGCGGGAAAGTGGGATTAAAAGTTTTGGTTATGACTTACAAAACAATTTATTTGAGATAGGAGATAAAACGATAACAATAGAGATATGAGCAAAATCCAATTACACAAGTCCATTCAGCATATTACAACGACTGATGGCAAATTGAGCGATAAGACAATAAAGTTAATCAATAAAATGGCAAAGAAAGCGTATGGAAACAAATGACATCATGCAGCATATTGATGAACTGCTGCAAGGTTACTCAAATGAAGAGTGTGCGGAGATTTTAAAGGAAGTAATAAGTGAATGCCAGTCACGGATTGAGAATTGTGATGAAGGTGTTTACACTAATTCATAACGAATCAGGTATGAAGAAAATTAGATTAAATATCGGCACTCATGGTAAATGTTGTGCTAACTGTATACACTCAACAAATGCTTTTTGGGATAATTTCGTGAAGTGTGATACTTATAATTTCTTCCCATTTAGACAGTTGGTTTGTGAGACACATCATAAATTGTAATAGCGCATAACTGAATAACAATGAGTAAAATAGATTTGAACACCCTCCGTGATAGGGCATATAAAACCGCTTGTGAACACGGCTTCCACGATCAAGAATTGAGTAACGAGCACTATTTTTGTCTTGTTATATCCGAATTAATGGAAGCTGTGGAAGCGGATAGAAATGATAATTGGAACAGGATCGCAAAAGTTGAACAGTTCAAAAAGAGACTTGAAATAAGTCGTATATGCCAAGGACTTGACCCTGAAATATCGAAGGAGCGAGGGTATGAAATTACATACAATGCGTGTATTAAAGGGTCAATTGATGAAGAATTGGCAGACGCCGTTATTCGCTTACTAGATTTGGCAGGATTGCGAAATTTGAATCTTAACAGGTTTGCACTTGCTAATGTGGTATCCAAGAAGAAAACCCTTACGGAGAATATTTATTCCATCGTAAAAGATATTACAAATTATAAATACACATTGGAAGAGCTGGTTAATTATGCGATTACACAAGTATTCGTATTGTCGGATATACTTGATATTGATTTGCTCTGGCACATAGAACAGAAAATGAAATACAATGAATATCGTGAGAAGATGCATGGGAAGAAGTATTAACTCTCAATACTAAACAATTTAAATATGAACTATACAAATCAAACGATATTTAATGAGTTTAGACATTATTATGGTAATGAAAATGTCGAACTAATTAATTTCCTGAATAGATATTATAATTTAGTAAAGAAAATTCCAATAGATACTATTAAGGGAATGCTCCCTATTAATTTTCATGGTTTTTGTGGAACATATTTAGAGAGTTGGATGGTTAAGGATATTGTTCCTACTGAATGTTACCCCTTTTCTTTGATGGGTCAAATTTATAGCTGGTATGGAGATAGAACGACCTCTGATATTGTTACCTCTGTAGCTAATACATCCGAGGAACTCTATCAAAGAATGCTTATTCAATATATGTGGTATCTTTCCGGTAATAAGGAATATCAGGAAGCAAAAGATGAGCTATGCAAAATAATCGATAAACTAACAGATTATTCAAAATAAAATAGAAAGGAACATTATGAAAACATTAGAAGATAAGGCACAAGAATATGCGGTAATATCGGGTGCGTTAGATGCCGGGTATTCCACGGAAACAGAGGAAGCATATAGGCAAGGTGCGCGAGAAGCGCAACATTGGTTTCCTGTGACCGAAGAACTACCAGAAGAAACTGGATGGATGAATGCGCCATACTTGGCGAAAACGAAAAATGAAATCCATGTGGTTGGTTTCACGAAAGGATATTGGCATCATTATGGAGGTCTTTGTTTGAGAGAAGATGTCGTTATGTATTGGCGACCGATAGAGAGACGATAACATTCAAACTAATAGAGGAATGAGCAAAGAAAAATTACAAGAGATAGCAAAGGAATTAGCAAATAATGCCAATATGCCATACTGTTGGGAAGACATTTACAACCGCTTAGTTGGCGGTTATCCTCTTCCGTTTAAGGTAGAAGTCAAATAGAGTAAAATTAAATAAATATGAAAAGTCAATTTATTCAAGACGTAGAGGCATTTGCTAAAGAAATGGCAATACGCCTGCCAAAAACTCACGAAGGTGGAATTATAATAATGGCTACCGATAACAATGACATAGCGAAGTGTATTATAGCTAGACCTTCGCATCGAAAAGAATTAGTTGAGCACATGCTAACTGATGAGAAAATACAAAGCGATGTTCTGGAAATCATGTCAGAATACGATAGTGAATAACCTTCAATGCAATTTAAACATGAATGAGAAAGAGGATTTTTTCTTTATGGTATATGTAGAGGGTGAACATACCCCGGCCTATAAACACGGTGATCTGACAAGTGCAGAGACAGAGGCTAAACGATTAGCAGAATCTTTGAATAGAAAGGCTTATATTCTTTGCTCTATCAAATCTTTTGAAGTAAACAAGTTTACAGTTAGAGATTGTCGCCCGGCACTGGGTGATGATCTTCCATTTTAAATAGGCATGAATAAAATAAAGAACCGTAGGCTTGCGCTACGAGCCTATAAAATCAGAGTAAAGCAATATCCTTATAATAAACCTCTGATAGACCGGAAAAACCTTGCGTTTTTGCGCAAGGAAAATGACGGGAACCGATGTGATTGTTTCGGGCATTGGCGTAACTATTGGAACACAATGCCATTTTAATTAACTAATAACGGTACTGAAAGGAATAGTAATATGGATTCAGAAAAGCAAGGAATTTTTCTTCTAGCACTCAAAAAGAGCGAGAAGCGTGAAGGTATTACCTACTGTGTAGGTGTGTTTAGGTTAGGAACTCCAAACGTAGAATTTATTCTAGGCGAAACAGACAATGACCGGGAATATAAGGTAGGCGAAGAAGTCGCTTATATTTATAATGCAGATTATGTTGGTAGTATGCAAGCAGCCTTAGATTGGTTAAATAATAGAAAGTAATAAAATAAGGCTCCACTAGGAGCTACTTATGAATAACTAACTAATGTGCCAGCTTTAAGGAGAGCTGTTGGGTATCAGCCCCATCTGGGTTTGTTCATTGGACCGGGTGAAATTCCCGGTCTTTTTTAGAATAACTTAAATAGCTGAAGATATGCAGAAAGTTTGGAATATATTATGGAAACAGTTCGAATGTGCCACTAATGAGTTTAATGCTTATATTGATGGCGGTATTCCTGTTATCGCACAACAAAAGATAGTGAAGTTTATTAAAGAATGGGATAGGCTGAAAGAACAGGCTATGAAGTTTGATGAACTAATGCAGAATCCGATAGAACCTGTTGATATCAAATTACCTTTCGAAGAAGAAGAGTTCCAGCAGACCTGGCAATATTGGAAGGAATACCGTTTGGAAACGTTTGGTAAGACATATAAAAGCAGGGAAGAACAGAAAGTTTTGGATTATCTTGATGATATAAGTGAAGGAAGTCCGGATACGGCAATTAGATATTTGAACTTCGCCATGGCTGGTAGTTATCCAAAGTTTTTTAAAGTGACTGATAACAGTTATACTAACCCACCTAAAGAGATCACTCATGACAGCGACTTTTAATGACTTTATAAATACCTGTAAACAAAGGCAGCAAGAACTTGACCAAGAACTATGGGCTTTTCATTATTCCCATATTTCCGACATCGAGTTTTGGAAGCTATTGAAAGCTAAAGCAGAAGCCATCATGATGCAAAGAGGTATTAAATCGGCGTTCATTGTGGATCAATACAATAAGGACACTATTCGTCAGTTATATTATTATCTGACTGGAGATGTGAGGAATTGTAGATGGAATGTGCATAAAGGAATATATTTGATGGGAAAAGTTGGATGTGGTAAATCCTTATTGATGTATTCTTATTTATCAGTACAGGATTATCTCACTCGCAAGATAACCGAAACTATTCATGCGAAACAACTGATAGAATTACTTCAATCGGAAGGTGGGATCACTGGATTAAGAGAAAGGCCGTTGTTTATTGATGAATTGGGACGTGAAAATTTAGAGATGAAGGACTATGGTAATGTAGTCAAGCCCGTTATAGACTTGTTTGCTATCAGGTATGAATATGGCGGTAGGACCTATGCTACTTCTAACTTTACACTTGACACACTTGAAGCTGCAAGAGATGTAAAGGGCAAGATTACTGCGCAAAGATATGGTAATTTCATCCGGACGAGAATGGACGAAATGTTTAACGTGGTGGAGCTTCCAGGAGAAAACCGCCGATTGAGATGGGGAAATAATGGCTAAGAGAGAATTGGCAAAAACTTCTTCGGCTGCCAAAGCTGCTGGAAAAGTACAAGCGGTAAAGGAGTGGTTGGATATGAACTATGAAATTAAGATCAATATATTTGATCACTCAAAATCGTATATTGAGAGTAAGGAACGTGAGTACACTACATCAATCACAGAAAATGATATCTATATGCATATGATTGATGATGGTTTGGCCTGTAGCAAGTCGTTATTAAAGGCTATATTGACTTCTCCTAATCAGATGACAGCATATAATCCGGTTACAGAGTATTTTGATGGTTTACAAAACAAATGGAACGGTGTCAGCCAAATAGATTTGTATTGCAGCTTTCTCCGGGCGCACGACTTTAAAGATAAAGATGATACGGAATTTTATCAAAACCGGATGAAATACCTAATAAAAAAGTGGTTGGTAGCTGTAGTTGCACAAGTATATGGTAAGAGGCAGAATGATGTAGCAATTGGATTTGTTAATGCTCAAGGCGGAATAGGCAAGACGACACTGATTGAATTTTTGGTACCACGATGTTTGGAAGAGTATTACGTTGTTTCGGATAAAGACGAACGTATATTCAGAATGACAGAGTGCTTTGTTTCCCGGTTTATTATCAACTTTGATGAGTTTGTTGGAATAACTAAGTCAACAGAGAACAGTTTTAAAAATAATATGAGTCGGCTCATGGTGGATATCAAGTTGCCAGGAGAAAGTTTCACCACAAAGATGCAACGTATTGCTTCCTGTGCTTTCACGAGTAATAAGACACAGGAGATGGGAGGGTTTCTATTTAACTCGGATTCCGGTCTTCTCCGTAGAATAGCTGCTATTGAAATTGACGAGATCGGGGATTACAGAGAAGCCGTGGATGTCGATCAACTTTGGGCGGAAGCTATGACCTTGTATAATGGAACTTTTGATTATACCTTTAATCGAAAAGATTATGATGATTTCCAAGAATATAACGCAAAGTATGTGATTGAATCCACCGCATATAAATTGGTGAAGGAATGGTACCGAAAGCCGGAAGAAGATGAAGAGTCTTTGTTCCGCATGCCGATGGATATCGTTCGGGAACTGAAAGCTGCACGAAAGATAACTAGCTCAATGACCCGCATTGACGATATTACTATCGGGCAAGCATTGCGCCAGTTAGGATATGAACGTATAGGTAAGAAATTGCCGGGAATGGGTACGCGTTATGGATATAAGGTAGTACAACTCTATTAATCAGATATTTGTATATATGTATATTAGATCATAAGGTCTAATATATAAAAAACTATTTAAGAGAAAAATAATTGAAAATGTGGTTACAACCTTACAACCTTTATAATATATGCGTTTTAATATGTTGATAATCAGATGTGAAAAGGTTGTAAGTGCGTAGTTTGATATTCACTTACAACCTACTTACAACCACTTACAACCATATAAGTGGTTACAACCGGTAGACTATATGTAATGTGCTTATATACAATGCTTTGGTCGTTAGTTGTAGGTTGTAAGCTAGTATGGGAAATTATTTAAAAAAAACAAGTAATATGGAAAAACCAAGTGTAACAATAGAACTGGCACCCTATTTACATGATTACTTATATCATGAGTTTGGGTGTAGAAAAGAAGGTGGGGTAATGGTGGCAACCACTAATGATCTCGGAAAAATGATTCAATCAATGGTGACAATAAAAGACCGCCCGCCACGTCTTCCTTTGAAAGAGAATCCAATTACATTATATTTGCCAACACAGGAATGGAATCATTTCATTTTAAATGAAAACTTTCTGTATATTCCAGAATGGAAACAAAGGATGTTGCAGGATTACATTGAAGCATCTTTCCGCCTTCGTATTCGCGAATATTTCGTTGCGGGATATGAGAAGGGATTCAAGCAGGATAAGATTATAAAAGCGTTTTTGATGGCATATAACATTAAAAATAACGCTATAAACTATGATGCGGTAAAGAAGTATGACTATCGAAATCGGAAAAAGATGATAAAAGAGGTAAATAAGGAAATACAACTGTCTCTTTTTTAGGTGATTGTGCTTTTTTTACGATTAATCTATAAGTAAAAAGGTGTTTTTTATCTTTTTTATACTTATACTTTTAAGCAAATTATTCATTATTAGATATATAAGCTATGAATTTAGATGATAAAAGAGCACAAATCAGCGCAATGTTCTATCTTTCAATAGACGATGCGGATATTGATGATTGTTTGGGTGTTAGTTCCATCTCCGTTTCCGGCAATTGGATAGATTTTAATATATCCAAATGTGAACTGAAAGAAACGAGGTCTGCATCGGGAGAATTGATACAACAAGAATTAAGCGCTACTTGTACAGATTCAAGTGAAGCGCATGAAGCACTTATTAGGGAACAATGTAGTGGATATGGGCTACTTCGTATTGATTACTCTAATGGTGAGAGGAAAGTGGTTGGAACAGATAAAAACCCGGTACAGCTCTCTATTGAGAGAAGCGGTTCCCCTGTAGCCATCACTCTATCATTAAAACGTTCTAGTGCCGAGTTTTCAAAGTTCCTAAAGTCCTTTTAATAGGTGCTAAGTCATTGTAATTTTGTATCAAACAAATAAAGTATAAAATTACATGGCTTTTTCTTCTTTATATAGTGCTGTTCTGAGAGGTAAATGGTTTATCTCGTTCCGGGATGTGGAAGCTAACCAAATTCTGGTTAATCTTCTTTTGGAAAGAGGAGTCGAGAATGAGGATATAACCAAGCTGTCGGATAAATCCCCTATAGTTGTGTGTGCAATGTCTGAAACAGAGATGAAAACAGGACATGATTTTTCAGATGCACCACAGGACAGTGTGGCTATCATAGGGCTTCAAGGTTCTATGCTGAAATATGGTTCATACTGTAGCTATGGAACTACTGAAGTGGCAGAGATGGTAAATCAGGCAGCGGATTCTCCCAAAATTTCTGGTATTTTGCTTGACATAGATTCCGGTGGCGGTAGCGTTGATGCTATCGCTCCGCTTGTTGATGCGATTCAATATGCACAGAAGAAAAAGAAATGCGTGGTTGCATATTGCGATCTGTGTGCATCTGCAGCCTATTATGTGGCCTGTTATTGCGACGAAATTATTGCATCTAATACAATCTCTTCTGAATTTGGCTCTATCGGTGTGATGATGAGCTTTCCTGACTATGCCAAATATTATGAGAACGTTGGAGTTAAGGTGCATACCATCTATAGTAATTTATCATCTTATAAAAATGGCCCGTTTGAAGCGGCGAAGGAGGGAAAATATGATGCAATCAAAACAGAAGAACTTGACCCACTTGCAAGAGGGTTCCAAGAGGCAGTTAAAAATAGAAGAGGTAGTAAACTTAACCTCGAAACAGAAGGGATCATTGCCGGGCGTATGTTCTATGCGAACGATGCCAAAGAAAATGGCTTGATTGATTCAGTCGGTACTAGGGATTTTGCCCTAGGAAGAGTGAGAGAGTTGCGCAGAGATGCGTATGTAAATGAATATATTAATTCAAAAAGTGCATAATTATGTTTGAAAAAGTAGTTGCTGCCGTATTTGGGTATCTGGGAATCTCTGCTTTTGCTAAAGACAAAGATGGAAAGTCTTCTATGAGCAAGGAGCAGGAGACGAAACTGGAAGAGAAATACGGAAAGAAGTTCGTGGAAGAGTTCAAAAAAGACCTTTCCGAATTCGAAAAGGAAGGAAAAACTGCAGAGAGCGCAGTGACAGAGGGGCTTCTTGTCGAAATGGAAGCTGACAAGGAAAAAAATGCGAAAGAGCTGGAAAAAGCCCGTGAGCGCATTTCTAAATTGGAAGAGGAGAAGGCCAAAGCTGAAGCCAAGATTGCTAAATTGGAAAAAGAAGAAACAGCCGATGCGGGTAAGGTTGTAACAGGAGCAAATGCGGAGAATATGGGAAAGGGATTTAAAGCTGATATGAGCTTGGCGCATAATAAATATGTGGATGCTATTTATTATGGTAAACCGGGTGCTTCTTATTCAGGCAATACAACTATCGAAACTACTGAATTGCAGAATGAGTTTGGTAAGTATGTAAATAGTGAGCGCCTGGAAATACTTCGTAGTTTGATGGGTAAAACCGAATCTACACAGTATATGTCAACTATCGCAACTGACAAAGTGGAGGTCCGTGCACAACAGGCGGCCATTGATTCTGTTTTGCAACAGTTCACACCGCACTGGACACCCAAAGGAAAATCAAAGTTCACTCCGCTTACCATTAAGAACTTCAAGTGTAAAATCAATGTTGCCATCGTACCATCCGATGTGATGGAGGATATTATTGGATATCTGTATGATGAAAACTTGAAGCCGGAAGATATGCCGGTTGTTAAGTATATCCTGAATCAACTTGTATTCCCTAAGCTGGATGAAGAACGGGAAGTTGCTTTGGCTACGGGTAAGTTCGTTGAATCTACAGCAGAGAAAGACGGTGACAACGCTACGGATGCTAACGAAGTTATGGATGGCTATGTAACTCAGCTTAAAGCATTGAAGGAAGCCGGAAATAAGGCTATTACTTGGCTGCTTAATGGTGTGAAACTGTCAGATGAACAGTTGGTGGATCAGATCGACAAGGCAGTTGAAGAGGTTAAACCATTGTACAAGAATAAACAGATGTTTATTCATGCCGATCCGGATATTGTAACGCGCTACGGAAAAGCATACCGGAAGAAATACCCTTGGTTGAAGAATGAAGATGGAGAAAAAGTGAAAGTTGATTTTTCAAAATTCACATTTGCTCCACTTGAAGGTATGCGCGGTACCGGAGTATTCTTTATTACTCCCAAAGAGAACTTCAAGCATCTACGTAGTAAAGACCCACAGGCTACAAAAATTTGGATGCAGGGAGAGAACTATAAAGTGAAAATCTTTGCGGAATGGTGGGAAGCTACCGGCTTTTGGATTGCAGAAGCTATTTTCGCATATATTCCGCCTACAGAATCAGGAGCATCCGCATCTGAAGCTGGTGGACTTTAATCAATGAAAGGAGGTAAAATTATGGCAGAATTAGTATATCAGTTTGCTTCGGTTCCAAAGAAGTCATCGAATGCAGGACGTCCGAAAGGAAAGAAAGCGTATATTGTCTATTTTCGTTGGAAGGATGTAAAGACGTACACACGTGATGAAAAAGGAGTGCGCATCAAGGAATTTGCTCTGATGGAAGGTAAGAAACCTATTGCAGTTTATGCAACGGATTCCTCTATCAATATCTATCATACGAGTGAAGGAGAAGACGATGCACGTGGTTTTATTCATCACGTAGATTATGAGCATCCGGGAACGGAAGTTGAACATGACGAATTTGTGAACAACAATATTAATGAGGATTTAGGAGCTATTGTCTTCGGATGCTCTGGTGAAGATGCAAAGGTGGCGGGCACTCCCTGTACTCCCCTGAAACTCACAAAAGCAGATTCACAGGATAACAAAGAGGGTGATAAAAACACCATTAACTTGGCAAGTTCTTTACGTGGGGCTACAATTGGACATATTGCCAAAAGTCTTATTCCGGCTACTGACGATGATGAAATCAACGCAGTATTGGGATTGAGTGTCACATCAGGTTCATCTAAAGGTGGTCTATAATTAAGTTTATTGGTTGTATTGGAAAGAGGTGCATATTCTACGGGATATGGCACCTCTTTTTGTGTCCTTTTGCCTGTATTGGGATAATGATACTTTTGTGTATCAAAAAAATCAAGAACATGAGAACGAAAAAGGAAAAAGAAGAAAAAGTAGAAGTTAAGTTGGAAGTAGAACAGACTTCTGATGAAAACCCCACACTTAAAGTTGAGGACAAATCAAACGAGGAGCCGGCCTCTAAAGAGAATTGCATCGCTACGGATCATGTAACAGTCGTAATCCCTTATGTCAAAGAGAAAGCACAAGGAGACGAGCTAAGAATGGCATTACGTTCTTTACATAAATTCTTGCGTTTTGGCGTTAACATTGTGGTTATTGGTGACCGGGAAGAATGGATGAGTGATGAAGTTACGGTCATTGAACATGACTGTGTGTCTGATAATCCACAGGTTGATGTGGTGGAAAAATTGAAATTGGCCATAGCTGCTGATGAGGTTACTGAAAAATTCATCTGGTCTAATGATGATATTTATCTAGTTGCTCCGGTGATGTTGGCGCACTTAGAGGTTCCTAAAAACAAAGGGTTCTTACGACCGGAACTTTATAAAGGGATTTATAAGGAGAATATGCTTCGTACAGTTGATCTACTGTCAGATTTTCCTAAATTAGACTTTGGTACACATACTCCTGTTGTTTACGAAAAGCAGAAACTTGTGGATATGTTTGAAAGGTTCCCGGAACTGAATGCAGGTGGCTATCTGATTTCATCTGTCTATTTTAATACTCTTTGGGGTACCGAATCAATTTCCTCTATCGAACTGAACTGGCAAAGTGATAATATTGCATTATCCATCATATCCAAACAGCCGGATTCTAAGAAGTTTGAGGAACTGGTATCAAAGAAGATGTTTCTGAACAATTCAGAAAGTGGATATTCAGATTTCCTGATGAAATATTTGCTTGACATGTTTCCCGATAAATCCGATTTTGAAGAGTGAAGGAAATCGTAATAGCCTGGTTGAAGAATGGGGCAAATGCTCAAGAAGGAATACGCCTGATGGAACAATCGGGCGTATCCTCATTGACATTGCGTCTTGTTCGTTCTAATCCTTCAGGAAACAAAAGAATGATGGTTGCATTTCTTTGCAAGAAATACGGAGTTAATCAGGACTTTACAACAAATTGGAAAGAAACGGAGATCACATTCAGTCGCAAACCCAAATCTTTTCGTGAGGAGTTCTCTTTTCTAAAGGATAAATCATGTCCGGTGGAATTGGAGGCTCTTGCTTCTCGAAAATTCTCACGATACCATACATACATAGAGCTGCATGCTCAACTTCGTGATTGCACCGACTTGAACCAATGTGCTTCTGTCAGTAAGCAATTGATAGATAATTATATTGAAAATCGGATGATATGGGAAGAACTAAATTATTATCAACAGAACAAGGTGCTGTTAGGTAAGCATCCGATTTTTAATGAGTTTAAAAGGAGAAAAGAACTACTGGGACTACCGATAAAAGAACTTGTAAAGCGCCAAAGACAGATCGAAAACAATATTTGGCGGGTTACAAATGAATTGAATAAAGGAGATAAGCCGCATTTGGATATTGAACGCCAGGAGAGATTGGCTGGTTACAGGGTTGAACTGGAGGAGGTGAACCGTCTACTTGAATGAGTTATTATTTTGACTTGAATGAACTGCGTGAAGAATTGCGCGAATCAAAGATGTATTCGAAGCGGTTTGAAATGCTCCACACATATAAATTGAATAATCTCAAGGAACTGTGTGGCAGGCTTCCAAAAGAGAATGAAGTCTTTTTCATTGAGACACGGAAGAGTTTTACAGCATTTACTTTTATTGTTTACTTGCTCAAACATACCGGATATTTGGAACACCTGTATATAGCAACTTATTCAACCAATGAACGCATAATAAATGCATTGCTCCGATGGAAGGACAAAGAGGCCATTGGAAGTATTCATTTGCATATTTCCGAGACAATAAAGTTTCGTATGCCTAAGATTTTTGAAAGGTTGATGGCACTCCATCAAGATGGAGTTATTGAATTGTCTTTTGCGTGGAGTCATAAGAAGATTACTTGTTTAGATACGCCTAAAGGCTTTTTTGTTGTGGAAGGAAGTGGAAACTATGGCGAGAATGCGATGGAAGAACAATATGTATTTTTTAAAAGTAAGGAAGTCTATGAGTTTCGTTGCGGACGAATTGGTTAAGTGGAGAGAAAATCCGGTATGGTATGACAGGATTAACTTTGATGAATATGAAAAGCTGGCAGCTATAGGATATACTCCTAAGCAAATAGCGATGTTTTATAATATTCCTTTGAATGATTTTGAGTGGTACTTCAATTTGGTAGGTTCTCCACTGAAATACCATTATGAACGCGGACAGTTGATACAACAGGCTAAGGAAGGATTATCAATGACGGCCAGTGCTGAAGTTGGTGATAATGTTACTCAGGCACAGCGGCTTGATAAACTGCGTCGTGAAGTCGGTTTTAAGAATGCGATTAACCAAGTTTTTTTCGGAGATATAGAGAATGTTTGAAACTTCTTATTTTGACAGGTTACAGGATTACTTGGCATCCGGTTGTACAATGGAACTAACGGATGATGAGATGGACTATTATAATGCGCTGTACGCCCTGATTGGCATACAGCGGAAATATGGTAAGGATAATGCAATTTCTTTCCTTATGCATGACCCTTTTCAGGTAAAGAGGGCTAGGGCCAGGGAAATGTATAATGAGGCTATAAACCTGTTTTTTGCGAATGATTCGGTAGAAAATAACGCTCACCGAAATATGATGTATGATAATCTGCAGAAAGCGGCACAGGTTGTATTAATGAATGCACATTCTTCTAAGGATATGGAAGTATATGGAAACTTGATGATACAGGCTGCTAAAATCAAACAATTGGATAAGCCTGATCCGCAGAAACGGAAGGAAGTAAACGAAAAGCCCATAAAAATTTATATGCTTGATACGCAGGCTGTAGGAATGCCACAGGTTAACAGGCAATTGCTTGCTGAACAGATTGATTCTATTCCTGATATTCCGGAGCGGGAGAAAGTTCGTTTAAAGAGGGATGCGCAAGTGATTGATGTGGATATAATTGAAATGCTCGATGACCAGGAAACAAAAACTAAAGACATCGACTGATGAAGTAGAACAGCGATACGCAAATTGGATGGCCCAACTCATATCAATAATGATGCCTTGGGCACTTTATTGGATTGCCGGTCGCGCCAGTGCTAAAACAGTGCAAGTATTATCAGAACGAGTACAAGAAGTTGCACAGGATTGTCAGGGAGCGCCGTTCGCATGGGTAGCTGATACGTATTCAGATTTGCATAAGAATGTCATTCCTTCGCTTATAGATGGACTTTCCCTGTTAGGGTGGGAAATAGGCATTCACTATGTGATTAATCAGGAGCCGCCTAAAGAATGGCAGGAAAGAATGTACAATGTATGTACGGACTGGCGTAACACTATGGTCTTCTATACCGGATTTAATTTCACATTCATCTCTTTAGACAGACCGTCTATCGGTGCAGGGCGTTCGTATGTTGGAGTGTTCGGTGATGAAGTCAAGTATTTCCCGGAGGAGAAATTTACGAATCTGTTGAAAGCTGTACGCGGTTTCAGGGTGAAGTATGGAATGAATGTTTGGTACCGTAGTCGTACCCTTACTACCGATATGCCTAATCCTAACCATATTGGCGAATATGACTGGATTCTGAAACTGGCTAAACAGAACGATAAAGATAAGATTCTGTTAATGCTTCAGGCGGGATTTGTTTATAACGAGACGAAAAAGACGTATGTAGCTACCTTACAGGAATATAATGAAGTGTTGAAGAAATATCGCTTTGATAAATCATTAGCTCCAAGTCTTAATAAACTGCAACGGGCGCTGGAACTCGCAGGACGCAATATGAAGCGGTGGGAAGAACGATGGATCAAGACACGTTCACGTACATCGTTTTTCTTCATTTCATCCTCTTATGTCAATGCAGACGTTTTAGGGCTGGATTGGTTTAGTGATGAATTTTCCGAGGGACTTGAAGGAATTCTGTGCAATATTCTTTCGATTATCCCCAAATTGGAAGCCGGGCAAATGTTTTACTGTAATTTGGCTATCCGGCATTTTTATGCTGATGGATTTATCAATGAAATTATTGAAACGAAACCGTTGGGCTGGAAGGAAGATTGCACGGTGCTTAGGCACTTGGATATGAATCGTCCGTTAGAGGCCGGTATGGACTCTGGTAATATGCTGTCTATGGTACTGGGACAACAGGATAAGAAAAAGTACAAGGTATTAAAAGAACTCTACACATTGCCACCTAATACAGCCAGAGAACTGGCTGATAATTTCTTGGAATATTTTAAACCGCATAGACGGAAGATATTGAAACTCTATTATGATCGTTCGATGAATAATTATCATAAAGTCAAGGCGGATATGGCTACTCAAATAAAGAAGAATATAGAATTTTATGCTGATGGTACAAGAACAGGATGGCAAGTGCAGTTGATGAGCCTCGGACAAGGTAACATAGGCAGTAATTTAGAATACCGCTTTTTCATGGATTTATTGAGCGGTAACTTAGAACGGGGATTATTTACTATTCAATTTGACCAATATAATTGTTCCAACCTCAAAAGTGAGATGGAAATAACAGGAACAAAGTCTGTTACTCGTTCTGATGGTGGTTCAGAGATAGTCAAATTAAAGACAGGCGATAAGTTGCCTACAAACCGATTGCCTAAAGAATCGACTAATCTTACGGATGCACTGAAATATCTTATGTTACGTAAGGAATGGATACGGATATGGAAGACGGGACGCAATCTGTCTGTTGCGTCTAGGATGTAGTTCGTTTTTTATTCGAGTGGTAGCCTCGCAGTCTGTAAAGATAGCGAGGCTTTTTCATGCACACCTGCCAGGGCAGGCAGATAGGTGGCATTTTCTTTGAGGAAAATGCGATAATGGTGGAATTGTAAAGATTTTGTCACATTTCCCGCCCCAAAAGGGGGTGCGACCGCAAAAAGGGGTCGGCGCGTGTCGGGCAGAACTCCGTTTCATTTGCGGTTTTTTAGAAACCGCAAATGGTTTTGTTTTTGAAAATCAATATTTTAGGCGATATAGATATTTCTTTTAGTACAAATATCGTCCCGAATTGAAAGAAAAATGACTTTTCTTAAACTAAAATATTTAAAAGTTGTTTTTCTTGATAATAGTTTATGAGGAGAAATCGAATAAAGATAATGTTTGCTATCAAAATATTTATATTTAGGCTTTAATTTAATTGTGTGTAGAATTAAAAAATGGCATATTAGTTAGTTTAATGCTTAAAAAATGCACTTTTTTATTGATCTAGAAGGTTGAAATTGAAAATTTATTGTTAATTTGCAACGAATTTAGAATAAATCTGTATTTTTGATGAACTAACAGTGAATGCTTACATAAAAGAAGATAATGTATAAGGGAATTGATATATTTTCAGGTGCTGGTGGTATGAGTCTTGGGGCTATATATGCAGGGATAGATATTGTTTTAGCAATAGATAATGATAACTTTGCTGCTCAAACATATAAAAAAAATCATCCTAATACTATGTTTGTTGTTGATGATATAAGGAACATAAAAATAGATGATGAACTGAAAAATAATGTTTTTATAGTTTTTGGAGGACCTCCTTGTCAGGGTTTTTCGCTTTCTAATACGAAAACTAGGAATTTAAAAAATCCCAATAATTTTTTATTTAAAGAGTTTCTTAGGTTTGTCGCAGAGATAAATCCACAGTGGTTTGTTTTTGAAAATGTTGAAGGTATAGCTAATTTCAATGGAGGAGATACAATAATTGAAATAGAAAAGTGTTTCAAAGATATTGGATATAAAACCAACAGAGCTGTATTATATGCTTCTGATTATGGGGTACCACAACATCGTAATCGTTTTTTTATGGTTGGAAATCGCATGAATATTAATTTTGAATTTCCTCCTAAGAAAAATACCAAAATAACAGTTAGTGACGCATTTGCAGATTTACCAGAGTTGAATAATGGAGATATGTTTGAGATACTTCCATATAAAAATGATAGTCATATAAGTGAATATGCGCAATTAATGAGGAGAGGTTCAGATAGTTCCACACAAAATTATGTTTCTAGAAATGCCGATTATATTATAGAAAGATATAAATATATTAGACAGGGGCAAAATTGGAAAGCTATTCCAGATTCATTAATGGGAAATTATAAGAATCGCAATAATTGTCACAGTGGAATATATAGAAGGCTAAAGGCAGATGAGCCTTCTGTTGTCATTTCTAATTATAGAAAGAATATGCTAATCCATCCTGAATCTGATCGGGGACTTTCAGTAAGAGAAGCTGCTCGTTTGCAAAGTTTTCCTGATACATTTAAGTTTGAAGGATCATTAATGCATATTCAACAACAAATAGGGAATGCAGTTCCACCTTTATTAGCTGAAGCTATTTTTCAACAAATTCTTAATTATGAAAAATAATAATCCATCTACTCTTAAGTTTAGGTTTGATGTTAGTGCATATAGACTTCTTGGAAGAGAGCTTATCACTGATAGGATTACTGCGTTGTTTGAACTGGTGAAGAACTGTTATGATGCCAATGCAGAGAATGTTTCTATCACATTTATAAATGTAAATCCTTTATCAAAAAATAGTAGAATTATCATAGAAGATGATGGTATAGGCATGTCATTTGAAGACATAAGAGATAAATGGATGGTCATTGGAACAAGTAGTAAACGAAAAAGTACAAAATCTCCTGCTCCATATTTACGGGAAGTGGCAGGGAAAAAGGGAGTGGGACGTTTCGCTGTTGATAAGTTGGGAACAAGGTTGTTATTACGAACTAAAAAAGTAGATGCAGATAAAACAATATGCCTAGAAACTAATTGGGAAGATTATACTAATGAAGAAACATCTCAACTTAAGTTAAATTTTGGAGAGTCACCAGTGTTATTTACTGATATAGAAAATAGGTATTGGTATGAAGAGGACATACAAAAGAGGCATGGAACTATCTTAGAGATATCAGGAGTTGCAGATGTATGGAGTGAAAGTGATATAGTACGAGCCATAAAAGAATTATCTAAAATTATTAGACCACAGTTTATGATGCAGTATCCGTTTAATGTGTATGTTAAAGCACCACAGTACCAAGGATATGAATCTGTGAAGATAGAAAGTCAAGCGATTGAACATGCCACTTTCTCTATTTCTTTAAATTATGATTTAAAGTTAGGTAAACAAGAAATATTATATGTTGACGCAAATGATAATGGCATTCTTAAAAAGAAACTAGTGCCTATGAGAGCGTGTGGTCCTATTGGTTTAACAATATATTATTACGATAAGAAAGCCAAAGGTAAATTTAAGAAAATTACAGATGATAGAATTGATGGCATAAAGGTTTATCGTGATGGATTAATTGCGACTCCTTTTGCAGAGTATAATGCTAAAAGAGATGAGCAAAAAGATTTGTTTGGCATTGATAAAAGAAGATGGTCAGGTTTTTTTGATAAAATAAGTACGCGTGACTTACTTGGTTGGGTTGAAATCTCAAAAGAATATAACCCTGATGTAATTGATGCAACAAATCGACAGGATTTTGTTGATAATGAG